CCCAATAATAGACACGTTCAAAGACACGCCACAAACCCACACGTATAATATTATGAGGGAGCGGTAGCGCCAAGCTGGAAGTAAGTGGAAAACTTGGAAGGGGTGTTGTTGTCGAGGTAGACAACTGATGGGACGCCTGAGAAAGCACCAAACTGGAAATCATCTGCAGTGGCGACACCGAGGAGGTAGGATGAGTCGGTTCCGCCAACGTTGGCGGTGACTGTCAAACTTGCGTTGTCGGGTGTGGTTCCGGCCACAGCGGTGCGCATACGGGATGTGATGCCATAGTAAGGCAAACGACAATAGTTGGGCATGGTGTTCTCAAGGCCATACGGAAAATAGCGGGCATCGGTCGAGGAGTCGCTGGGACCAAAGGTCAGAGAAGCCTGAAAATTGGATCTGTTGCTCGTGGTGGTGCCAGCCGGAACTTGACGCACTACGATGCCGCCGCGAAAAAGGGAATAGAGTGATGATATGAGAGAAATGTTGGAAGTCCCAGGAAAAGGCAGGAACCATGTGCCATATGCAACCCAAGATGCGTAGGTGTAGAAAGTGGGCCGGGCCATGGATATAATGCTGCGCGTGCCAGCGGCCTCACTAACATAAGTCCAAGTGGGTCTCATGAGTAGCTGCTTGAAGGAAAGAACGCGCTCGCCAGCAGTCTTCTTGACAACATCCAAATTGATTTCGTCTTCACCCATTTGGGCAATGACGGCGTCGCTTGGTTGAAGTGGTACGATCTGTGGCGTGCGAGGAAGGCAGAACTCGAGACCGCACTTAGAAAACACCTCGACAGCAACTGGGACATTTTGTGGCACATTGTCAGGTCCATAGATGGTGTCGATGACGCGCATGAAAACAACGCCAGTGTTGTTAATGACGGTGTATGGAGTGGTCACGAGACCAGAGACGCTCATCGAAGTGGGGCCGGTGCAAGTGTTGCACCAGTCGAAGGGGTACGTAAATGGAACAACCAAGTCAACCTCCGTCGTGGTCCTGAGATCAACAACGATGGAATCATAGTCATAACGCGAAGTGGTGAGGGGGGCGTAACCTTGTGTGGAATTGGTGGTGGCGTTGTCTGGGGAAGGGACGTAGCCGACGACGACCTTGCCGGCATGGAACTTGGTTGTGGCGAACTTGAAACGGAAAACTAGGTCTCCGCGCCAACGAGTGAAGAAGTATGACGCGAAAGCGACAGGAGATGGAAAGAACCCAAGCTTGTTGCCGGTGCCCCCAGGAGGATAGCCGACGTCGAGCGATGAGCGTTGGGGAAAGCCGTTGCCATTGGATTGAAATATGAAGAAGGTGGGGGACACGGGACACGTCCACTTGAGTGTGCCAGCTGTGTCGGCGGGCACAATCTTAAGCTGAGCAATGAGGCCAGGTTTGCACGTGAGGTAGCACAAAGACATTTCGTCGATGTCGGTGTTAGCCAGGTTGTATGGCTGGACCTCGTTGTTTGCGTACATGGCCATAGGCTGAGCGTAATCCATGTCTGCACAAGTGTTCATGCCACGGCACGTGGACATGCCCATGATGCCCATGTAGCTACCGTCTGTAGGCTTAGACCACCCAAAGTAGGCGGCGAGAGCAGTGATGCCCCCAGTAATCCAACTGACGGGACGGGCGATGGCACTGATGGTTGGGATGGCAGTGGCAGCATAGGATGCGACAGCTGTGGCGGCACCAAAGAACTTGGTGACGGGGCCAACCTTTTCAGGATTTTTGCCCATTTGAGGCGTGGAAAGCACGAGTGGTGCAGTGCGTGAGATGGGTTCGATGTCTTCAAGCCAGGTGTAGATGGTGTATGTGGGATTGCTGGTGGTGGTTGAGTCCCACTGAACGGGAAGATAAGGACAAACTATAATAGTACCCACACTCTCTGTCTCAAAAGCACCAGTAGTAGTAGTAAAAAAGTCCACGTCCGTAAGCCAAGGGACGCGGATCTCACACGCGGAGGCCTCGGTGAGATTAACCTCAACATTCTGCACTTGACAGCTATTGACTCGAGAAGCTGCCTTCAAAGTGGTGGACAGAAGCAAAGGGTAATATGCTAACTTAACAATACCAGAAACCTGAGGCGAACAGACAATTTCTAGACGGACGCAGTAAGTCGCACGGAAGCCGAGGGCGCCTGTGGTGTTGTTGTTGAGGAGAGTGCGGTAGGCGTTTGGCGTGAGGTAAAGCGACTGAAGCACAGCCGTAGAATTATTAATAAAACTACCAGAAGAAAGCAAAGTAGGCCTACTAGGATAACCCAAAATATCAGAATGGACCTCCCCCCGGTAAATGCTCTGGGTGAAGGTGGTGTGGTCAACGACGGGTGCGTCGGCAACCAAAGTGGTGAGTCCATGAGTGGATGGTCCAGCGTGCAAGGCGACGTCGCCCGCGTCGCTGGTTGTGATTTCAGAATGTGTGGCTTTTTGAGTTGTTGATTGTTGTGTAATTTTTTCCATGATGTGATGGGGTGTTGAAGTTGAAAATGGTGTCGCTGTCTGCGCGCAGTGCTGATGATAGGACACAGCGATCGCACACTGTGAACCCGCGCGTACGCGGAATGCCATATGAGGAATCGGGCTATTTATACATCGCCCGCGATGTCTGAGCTCCAAACAGGCTCATATTGTGTGTACATGGAGGTGTAGATGTCGTAAGTGTGCTTCGCACCACACGTAAGCACAGCATCGCTGATGCCATACCGCTCCCAGCACTGCACGATCTTGTTGAGGCGCTCCTCGAAGACGTGCATCGGGTATGCGGCAAGCTCCATCAGTGCTGCATTCGTGACGGATTGTAGGTGCGTGATGTTGTCGGTTTTGCGCAGCTTCCAGTTGAACATGTCGTCAATGCTCTTGAGCTCCAGTTGAGCAAACACGTATTGGCCACGTTTGACAAACTTTCTCTTGATAAAGCCACAATCTGCAATGGGCTTCGTCTTGTAAAGGATGCCATCCTTGACCTCACTTGTGTACTTCATGTTGAGCTTTTCCTCGCAGTACTTGTTCATGTACTCGAGGTCAAAGTCCAGGTGCTTGTCGACGGGCGCGCACAGGTTATCGTCCCCGTACACCACCAAGTAAGCATTCTTCCTGAACTCGCCCACACGCTGGAGACCGACCTTGTGAACCCAAGCGAGCCGAAACACGATCATGTTGTAAATGCTGTTGAGCACGCTTGTGAGCGGATGACCAGATGGCATGGAGCCTGTGGCGCGGTAGATGGTGTCGCTCCGATATGAATCACCCCCAAGGTGGAAGGCGCAATAGGTGTCGCGGCCGATACCATCAAACACGGCCACGTTGTCCTTGTAATTGGGCATGTTGTCGCAGATTGCCTGCCACATAGCCTTCATGATGAAATAGTTTTGATTTTTGTCGAAGGCCTCGAAGTCGCCAGCAAAGCCGACGCCCTCTTTGTTCATGGCCAGCGCAGTGTTGTAAATGTGGCCTGACTCGCCTGAGTAGGGGTTAATGCCAATCATACCACCGTGCTGATGGCGGTGAAGCATAAACTGCGCCACAAAAGTGGCGAAGTGTTTGCGCACAAGTAGCACGTAGTGTAGTGGCGCCCCGGAGATGAGACGGGTGTCAGCAGCGTCGACTTTGCGCTGTGAACGCACTTCTGGCTTCAGGTTGTCACGGAAGACGGCACCTGGGCAATTGGTGGATGGATCAAGTGTGTCGTTGCGGTACGCCTCTGCCAGCGCTTCTGCCATAGCGAAGGCTTTGGCTGCAATGGGATTTGATGTATCATACGGGCCCTCAGACCCGAAGATGGGTTTCTTGTTTTGGTACTGCCTACACAATGGATAACCAGGAGACTTATTACGGGCGACACCCTTTATTTGTTGGTCGCCCAGAACACCAGCGGCGGACTCGTGATCACTAATACTGCGAAGTGCTGACTTATCGAACATATCAAATATCTCTTTCACCACCACGCGTACTACTGTCTCATAACCCTCAGGTGGCTCGATTTGTTGTCGAGCACATGATGTGATGGCCTTGACGACTGGGTCGACTCGAACACCGTCAACGTCCTTGGGTCGCAAGACCGACGGGCCGCCAGAGCGGGGAGCGAGCAGATCAGTGTAGTCAGTGGGTTCAATGTTTTGGCGTGCCCCGTTGAACAGGGGCTCAACCTTCATGATGAACTGATGTCCGCAGAACTGCGGTTGTGAAGTGAGATGGTTCAGTGGCGTGAAAAAACCGTGACCAATGCCACTGATGCGTCCTGCCACGTGAAAACCCAGCAAGCGCGGCTGATTGCCAGTGTCCATGGACACAAGCAAGCTTCCACAGTCGCCAACTGTGGTACTCGCGGTATGAGTGATGAGTTGGCGCTCAATGCGTGTGCCCTCGTAGACGGTGCTCATGTTGCGATCGATAGTAGTGAGCTTGCAACTGTCGTACGAGAGCAGAAAGCACCGCGTGCCTGGCGTCGGCTTGCCCACGTGATGCCAGATCGTTGGTCTGAAGGTCTTGACGTGGAAGACAGCAACATCACGCACGGCGTCCTCAAACTTTGGCTCAACGAGCCGCAGAATGTGACTCTCGCTCATTGCCACGAGCTCGGCCTTGCGCCTGCGCGCTTCAACGAGGAAATGGTGGGGAACGACCATGGTTTGGTCGTCCATAGCAATACCGTAGCCGCAGCGAGTGCACACGTCCCCTCCGGGCGCGCGAATACCCACCACAAACTGATTGTGCTGAATGCGGTTGAGCACATCATCTTTAGCAGACCCAGCCTCAGATCGCGCAAAGTTGCTAACGACCGTTTTTTGGTGTTTTGAACCCCCGAAGACAAATCCACCCAACCAATCGACAAGCCGGCGCAAACCAGTGATAAGCATGTACAAACCCACACTAAGACCAGCCCACGCGAAAGCATTCTGTTTGATGGCCCGTAGTAGACTTTGACACTCGCGGCGTGCAGTGTCAGCACCGCTCTTGAAAACTTGGCTAACTATGATTTTAGGAAGCACAAACGTAGCGGCAGCAGCAGCAGCCAAAGCGCCAAAGAGGCCCTCGGCCTGGACGCCACTACCCTGAATGGATGAAGCATGGTTCTGTTGATCTTGCGTGGCACAGTTGGAAGGGATGTTGTCTGGCAAATATTTTTGAAACCCCGGACACACCTGTTCAAAGTTGCTAGGGCGCAGAGCTTGCACTTGCCGCGCCATACGGGCGACGATCTCACGGTCACTGTGAACAGTGGTCGTGAAGAAGTCATTCTTTTTGTAGAAGTTGGCCATGACCTCGGATATGAACTGGGAGAACCGAATCGGATCCCCGACCGACTTGAACGCACTGCCGTCTTTGCTAGTGGGATCAACCCTCTGGAAAAGCCAAAAGTCGTCTGGATCGCCGTCTGGTGTTATATCGACGGACGGATCGGATCTCTTAATATCAAACCAAAAGGGGAGGCGACGCACCAACGCTTGCGGCTGGGTCATGACCTTGCTCAGGAAGTTGAGGTCCTTAATATTGGATGTTGCCAGCAGAAAACTACTGTGGAAGTGGTGGCGCCCCTTGTTGGGCAATGCAGCCATGTCGAGCGTCCAGGGCCACTGATTACCAGCGCGAATCATGTTCATGATCTCACTGGCATCGTCACCCGGCGCTGGCGTCTGCTGCAAAAAGTCGTCAAAGGTGACGACGATGGGGCACGGGAAACCATCAAAGAACTTAGAAGACGTGACTTGATATATGTAGTTGTCGAGCTGCGAAGAAGGTAAATCAGGCCTATTAAGCACCGCCGCCACCAAAGTCTTAGCTATAAGAGCCGCTAGACGGCTCTTGCCCACACCTGGCTCACCGGTGAGCATAATGCCCACTGGCTCCATACGCAGTTGTCCCGGAAAACTAAACCCTTTGAAGGTGTCAGCGACTCGCTTCATCTCAGCGAGAGCCTTGCTGATGCGTTTGTACATTGGTTCCTCCGGTTTATACAGTGCGCGGTAGTTGTTGCCCAAACCCCAATAGTTGTAGAACCTCGCGGTAGTGCTGGCGTCGGGCTCACCAGAAACCATCATGTTGTCGCAGAACTTGTCGACGTCAGTAATCCACGCTGTGACCTCCTGATTCTCACGAACAACCCACGCCACTCGTTTTGATGTGAACGATGACATGATCAAGTTAACCAAATTCTCAGCAGCCCCCACGGTCCCATCTAAAATACCCTCCAAGCCGTCGACGAACCTCCTGTGGTTGATGATGCGATAAGCCACAGGGAAGCGGCGCATGACGACAAGGCCGACGGCC